GGGCTTAATATGACAGTCACATGGAAAACTCTTAACGATCGGCTGGCCGATCTAACGGAACAAGAGGTCTTAGATCTCTTGGAGGAAGAACAGCGTCACGCCCGGCGCTCGACTCTCCGTGTGCGCCTGCATCAGCGTTACACTGTGCTGCGCATGTTAAGAGAAAGGGCGGCCATCATGGAGATGATAAATGACACCTCAAGAACTGCTTAAAGACGCCAGCGCCATCATCGACCAGCGCGGTGAAGGTTACGGCGGCATTGAAAACAATTTCCAGCTCGCGGCGGATCTTGCCAGCCTGCGTCTGGGCCGTGATTTTCACCCGTATGAAATCGCGATTATGTTAGCCTGCGTTAAGAACGCCCGCGCTTTTGCGTCGCCCGATCACATGGACAGCCATATCGACGCAGTGAATTACGAGCTGTTCGCGGCTACGTTCGCGGCTGACTACGCGGCGACTAAGGCTGGCACGGAATTTATCGACTATCAGAAGAAGGCTGATCGCAAGACAGCCAAGGCTCTAAAGCCGACACGCGCGGCGGAGCTTGCCGTAGTCCACGATCATGTGGGCAAGCTGGCTTCCCTTGGGGAGTGACCGTAATTCCTTGGCGGCCAAGGTTTGTCGTTCCGCCGAGTAATCGACCAGTGGGGGACATGCGCCCCCGCTGGTAGAATGACAACCGCTAGAAGCGGCCAGCATCAAGATCAGAGACAGTCTCTTCGACAGTTTTAGGTTTGGCAACTTCGGCCTGCCTCTTTCAATCTTGAATCCTAGAGCCGCCCGTGACGTTCCAATCTTTAGCCGCGACCAGACCCAGACCGACAAGCGCCGTCTGAAGATCGTCCCAGTTGACGGTCTTTGTCTGATAGGCGTGCCACAGCACGGTCAGAAGCGCCAGAATGCCGCTGAACGTCGTGTAAGGGTTGTTGACCACCATAGAACTATCTCCTTTTGGCGCAGAGTTGCCGAACCAAGTCCTGAATATGGGGGTTGCTTGTCAGGGAAATGGCAAGCATCTGATCGAAACGGGCTTGGAGATCATCATCGGCAGGGGGAGCAACGGGATCTTGCGCAGCGATAAGGGCGGTGCGATAGGCGTCCGCAATCTGCGCTATCTCTTTGGCGCGATCAGTCCCGTTAATGATCCGCCGCGCGTTGATGTAGTCGCGCTTATTGTCGTTAATGTAGTCGTCTAGTTTCTTGCCCGTGAACAGGCCCTTGGTCATGCCATCGAATAGCACGAACAGCGACGAGTCCCATTCCAGCGCCTTATCCGGCGTCTTGTCCAAACCGTATTTAGCGTAGTTGTCTTTCCAGGTTAGCTGGACAAGCCCGCGCCCGTAATAAGGCCAGTAGGGCTTAGATTTGAGATAGGCAGTCGAGCCGTATTCCTTGATCGGCTGCATCGTGTGCGCCGTCTCCCATTTGACGGTCGCAAGGACATACGCCAACTGGTCGAGACTGACGGTCGAATAGTTGATGATGTTTTCCATACCTTCGACTTGTCCCTGCGACAGCTTGCCGCCGAACAGGCTATTACGCACATCGTCGAAGAAGATCTGGAAATTCATCGGTCAGCCTTTGTGCTGAGCATGTCACGAATTTTATCAAGACGTTCAAATACCTGATTAAGCGTCAGGTTAAACTCTTCGCGCGTTATATAGCGGCCGGCAACCAGCACTTCGATCTGTCCGACTTTTTCCGCCAGCTCTTTATCGGCTTCTTGAAGATCTTTTACGGCCGCCCAAACGGTGTTAAGCGTCCAACCGCCCAGCACGCCGATCACGCCAATGGCTACGTCAAAGAGAACTTGATATTCGACCATAATCATCTCGCCATCGCGTTTTGATTTTGCTGCGTGCCAATCGCAATAGGAGCGACGGCTTTACGCCATGCCATTGATGGGGGTCTTTCTTTTTTAGCTAGTGCTTCATTTAAAAGCTGGCCCAACAATTCACGGTCTTTTACGAGCAAACGCGCCGTTTCTACTTGCATTTGGCGCGTCGCAAAAGAAGATATTTTATCCAGCACAGATTTAGTAATCGTCACCGCGCGCGACATTGCGGCCGGGATTTGACCACCTTCAATGCCTTCCTGCGCGGCCAAATCGGCGGCGCTGGCAGTCGGACGAACCGACGCCAAACGCGCGACCTCTTCGACGCGGTTGATTTCGTCGACAAGCGTTTTCATGTCTGTCAGTTGTTCAGTAGTGTATCCGTCCAGATTTACCGCGACCTGTTTCTGGGGTCTTGGCGCGGTATCTTCGACTTGTTTAAGAACGGTCTGAGCGTCTGCCAGCCCGCGAATATCTTTAACGGCTTCTTTGCCGATAGCCATTTCAAGAGGCTTGGCGTGCTTATCGAGGTATTTGACAGCTTTTGCCGGCTCATCGGCGCGGATCATGCCCAGCGCGCGATCAGTCACTTCTTTGCGCAACGCCGAACGCGCGTCTTGTTCAATGTTATCAAGAACAAACCGCATTTCCATTTTGCTGCCAAGTGCTTTGTCCACAATAGCCGTGGCGTCCGCTTGACCCAACTTTTTGGCTCGAACTTTCAGCTTGGCCAAACCGCTGTTGACTTCATTAGCTTCATTTATAAGAGGTTGTAACGTAGCCTGAAGATCAATGCCCAGCGCAGACAAAGCGGGATTTTGAGCAAATTTCGTTATCTCATTAGAGTCTATAAAACCTGTTTTTACGTCATACGCCGCACGACGAACACGATCTATGATCCCGGCCTGAAGTGCGTCTCGCGCCACAGGATTATTTTCAAATGTGCGAACGAATTGTTGCGCGTTTGTTTCATTTTTTAAGACAGCATCGACAATGTCATCGGGCAATAATTTAGTAACGCCGCGCGCTGTATTGCGAAGCATATCGCCAGTAATTCCAGATTTAATGCGCGGCGCATATTCTTCCGCGTATAGCGCATTGGCGTCCGCATATGCCTGCTTAACATGTTCCGGTATAGATTCGGTTTGCGAAACAGCTTCATCAAGTCGTTTAGACATTTCTTTTAGCGCGCGGTATCGCGTCGCAGCGCCAGCATCGGACGCGGTGGCGGCCTGCGCAAGATCAGAATTTATGCCGCGACGAATAGCGTCGATTTGACGTAAAGTGGCTGTTGTTGGCGCGGGCGCCCCCGGTTCACCGTAATAACCTGCGCCTTCGCCGAGAGATACCCAATCGCCACGCGAAGGCGGTCGACGCAGAGACGCCAGTTCTCTTGCCAAAGGCCCTGGCGCGCTTTCGGGCTGGAAAGACGTTAAAGGTTTGCCGAGAACTTGTTCGGCCAAGCCAACTATAGGTGTAATATCTATCTTAGCTTTTCCGGCTTCCCGCAAAGGCTGCTCATACGCTGGCTGGATAACCGTCTGTTGAAGTTCTTTTTTAATTCCTTTAGCCGTTTCCTGAATACGGACGCCCTGTTCACGCATACTGGTAAAAGGTAATTGCTCTGGTAGCGTTTGCCCCTGCGCAATCAAAGCCTGGCGCTGCGTTGCGAACTGACGCATGAGATCGTCACGCACAGTCTTTAGTTTGGCAGCTTCGGCCGGCGACATCGTGTCGGCACGCTGCTTCAAGCTTTCGTCAATGTTACGGATCTGCTGCTGAATAGCCGATAAACGCTGTTCTTCCAGCGCGAACACTTCGCGACCGTAAGGCTGCGTAACATTCTTAAGCCCAGTCTCCAAACCGGCGACGGCGGGCTCAGACAGCCCAGCCTGAACAGCGGCCTGCGAAGCTGTGACCAGCGGTGCGCCAGGCACTTGCGTGATAGGCTGCGCGATAGCGTTCGCGAACTCTTGAGGCCGCGCAAGTTTTGACATTACGTTCTGAACAGCGGCTTGTTGCGGCTCCAAAATGGGGGCGGCAAATCGACGCGTTGCGCCCGCAAGTTTACCCGCCGCCATGCCGAAAGGCATGACATTAAGCACCGTTGAAACGGGGCGTTCTCTAAACGTCTCGTATGGATGCTGCAAGAACTCACTGATACCCGAAACAACGCCCTTTGCCGTTTCGGCAGGGCTCATCACCACACGGTTGATCGTCCGGCTAAGTTCGGTCGGCGTAAGACTCTGACCGATCTCCATAAGGTTTTCGGGAATTTGACCGGCGATGTAATCTAGTTCACTTCCGACAGTTTCTAAAGCGCTAGGCGCTCCTAGACCCAAATGCTCAAATATTTTTTCGTCACTGACGCCTTGCCCGCGCGCTTTTTCGACAAGAGGATGATCCATAAGAAATTTCTTTATGGCCTCATCACTCACGCCTTTTTCGCGCGCGGTTTGGATCTTACCGTAGATCGCGTCGGTCATTTTTTAGCCCCGAAAATATCGGTAAGAATAGAAGTTTCATCAACCACCGCTGGCTTACGTTCGCCAATTATAGGCTCACCGCGTATTTGTTCGGTGGTCATCGGCGTATAGCCATAACCGGCTTTCTTAGTGTAGATACGCATCCACTCATCCCAAGCCGCTAGACGCTGATTAGGCTGTATTTTTGGATCATTTATCTGAGCTTGTGCCCTATCCAAAAGCCGCATATCCGCATCAGAAACGCCGGAACCAAGGCTTCCTTTATT